ACTCTTGGCCCTTGGTTACGCACATACAAAGTCGCTCCGTATCCGCATTTTTGGTAGTTGTAGCGCAACCACATTTTCGCAACTTTGTGTCGCTTTGCTGGGGGCTGGACGTAGCGCAGCATCCTGTATTCTCGCATGTCGCAGAATAAGTTTGGTCGTTCTGGATCATAAACTAACTCTTGCTCAAGAGAGCTTGTACGAGAGCTTGTATCTGTTCGTTGGTCTTCTCTTGGATCTTCTCCTGACGAGCCAACGAGTTGACGATTGCTTCGACCTTCTGCTCCGTCACTGCCTGTGCTTGCCCGTTGGCCTGTGCCTTTGCCGCAGCTTGCTCTGCTATCTGGGCTATGCGCTCCCTATCTTCGCTAGCGTGCGCTGTGTTAGCCTGTAATACGCCCCATGCAACTGCAAGGCTTACAGCAGCAGCGCCTATAGGTAGACCCCACTGGGGTATTCTAATGCTTCCGTCAGACATTGTTTTTCCTTGTTATACCGCCCGTAACTTGCCGGACTTTCTGTTTACTATTTTTGTGCTAGTTTCTATTACAAAAGCAGAATGCTGTTTAATCATCTCCAGAATCCCTAGCTGTATGTCAGGATCTTGTGCTTCAACGAGGGAACCTCCTAAGTAAGAAATTGTTTCTGAGTTAAGCCGCAAAGCAGTTGTTTCAGGGTCATCATGTATAGTTATAAACTCAGATTCCATCGTGGTAGTCCTTATTTTTTTCTTGACTTAGCTCCTGAACACTTCCAACGCTTACGTGATAAATTGTTTGGAGTGTTAGGGTCATTCTGTTTAGACTTAGGCAGTCGTTTTTTAATACCTAAACTTCTAGCGCAGTAGCTGTCTCCTTTGCTGGTTCCCGGCTTGACTCTAGGGCCACCGCCTTTTGCTGGGCCAGCCTGCCCATAGGAGACTCTCTTTCCCCTAGAAGTTACCTTTACTTTCGCTTTTCCTTTCCTTGGTTTCGCCATCAGGCAGCCTCTTGTTTAGTCTTGCGCGTCTGCGCTGGCCTTTTCGCTTCATTCTTAGCTTCTAGTTCCTTAATCTTGTTTTCAAGTTCTGCAAACTTGGCGTTGATTTGGTCAATAGCGTTTTGAAATTGTACGGAGGTTATTACCATGTTACTATCCTTGCCGTTGCTGCTGTCCAATCTTGAGATCAATCTCTTTCTCTTTCAGCATGGTTTGTGCCATCTTCAGCCTACGTTCAAACTCCTTATCGTCTTGGTCGCCTGCCTGTAGGTTGGTTGTGATAGCCTTGATCCTGTCAATCTCTAGCTCCTGTGGTGCCAACTGAGTTTCTACAGCCATCTTCTGCGCTCTGGCTTGTGACTCAGTAGCTTGTCCATTCAACGCTGCTGTCTGAGACTGCTGGAAGGCAAGTTGTGCCTGTTGTGCAGCCTGTGCCAACTGTTGTTGCTCTGGAGTAGGTTGTGATTGCTGTGCTGCTTCTTGTAGTCTAGCAGTCAGTTCCTCACGGTTTGACAGGTTCATGTTGTCAATAATGGACTCTATAAGTGTGTTGTACAGAGGTGAGTCCTGTGACATTGTTTGCAGTAACTGTACAAGCTGCGTAACTTCGTACTCACGAGCAATAATGCCCAGTGTGGAAGTAGCATCAAACTTGTAGTCAGCAACAGGGTAGTTCTCAGGGTCAAACTGCATGTACCGGCACGCAGCTTTCTTAACAAACGGTATTAGAAAACAATCTTGGAAGTTTATTAGTGTGCGTTTGTGACGCTTAATAATAGCACCAAGAGACATGCTAATTCCAGCAGCAGTAGCCTCGCCGTTGATGCTTCCCGGAATGCCAGCAGAGTCAATCGCTCCTGTAGACATTTGTACCATTCTTTGTAACGCATTGGCTTGCTCAAATGTAATCTGACTAACTTGACCAAAGTTAAAGGGTTGTAGGACTTGTCGTGGGTCACCGTTGGTTAGGACAATCTTGCCGGGGCGTACCTCTGGCCTAGAGCCTCTAGGAAGCCGTGTAGCGTCCATAGCGAGCATTGGGTGTACAGTAAGGGATAGGGCATCAATACGTGCGCGTAGTTCTGTATCAAGCGCTTTTTGGCTGTTGTAGCCTTTCTCACAAACACCGCGTCCCCAGAACCTTCCCGGCACAACATCCCAAGGGAATGCTACGATAGGGCGGTCTTCCATCATGTATGGATTTTCTTCAGCTTTTAGAAGTATGCCGCCGTTAGCAACAACAACGATAGCTTCCGCATAGAAACTTTCTTTTGTGTCATCGTCTTCATCGACCAGTGTTTCTATCTCAGCTATGTCCTCATCGTCCTGCATCATCAGTTCTTTTTCAGACTTCATTAGCAGGTGTCGAGGTACTTTACCGTAGTATTTTGTTATACGTACCTTATCTTCATCATAGCTAGATAGCTCTTGGTCAGGCTCTAACTCGTAGTCTCTTGGAGCGTTACCGACGTACACATCAGCATACACTCCAGACTCCTGTAGTTCCTCCACAAGATGCCTAGATACAAACTCATCTACAGCAACTCCAAGCGCGTTGTCTACGTTGGTAGCAACAGGGTCGATGAGAAAGTTTTGAGGAAGGATGGGTCGCAGCTTGACCATTGTCCGGTCAGTCACATTGACACCCACTGCTGTCAACTCACCACCCATGATAGGTTGGGTAGCGGGAGCCATCTCTTTTACTTCCTCTAGCACTACCTCACCAATCCCTGTTCCAAAGACTGCTGAATTGATGAGGCACTCTCCTACTGCCTGACGTAGCTTTGATTTTTCTAGGTCAGTGTGGAGTTTGGTTCTCAGGTACACAATGTCCTGATTGTCCTGATCGTCCATGTCATCAGTAATACTAAAGTATTTACCGCGACCAAATGTAGCTTCTTCAATCTCCGCTACACTGGACTCTACAGCCTGCTGTAATGCAGGGCTGATAATTCTGCTTCTTTCGCTTTTCCTGTCTGAGTCTTGGGATGCCCAGATACCTCGCCAGAGTCTATAGTATTCTTCGTTACGCTCTGCGTAGTTAGTTTCGTAGTGGTCGCGCCAAGTGTTGCACTTGTCTATGACCCAATCTTCAATATGCTGCTCAGTGGCAAGGGTGTCGTTGTCACCGTATTCCATAGTTATACCCTACGTGATCGTCTTGTTTTTTTGGCTATCTTTTTAGGTTGTTTACTGTGCTGTTTGCCTGCCGCTGTGTCTTTTCTTTTCTTACGGGTTGTTGCAGAGTATTCTTTGGAGGACAATGACTTTATAGCTTTCTCAGGTAAGTACCGTTCTCCAGTGGCTTTTGGGCCTTGGGTGCTGGGCTTACCTGACTTTGTTCGCCACTTCTGGTTGCCCCATCTTTTTAGTGACCGTTGTGGTTTCTTTAGAGAAGCCATTATTTTTTCTTCTTGCCGCCGCGAAGTTTTTTAAAGTCTGCGCCTGTGATTCTGTTTCTAGGTTTTGCTGCTCTAGCAAGTTTTTTTTGCTTTGCACTGTATTTACTCATCGGCATTATTTTTTACTCTTTACTTTTTTTTGTGCAGTTTTGCTTAACTCTTTTAAGTGAAACAAGCGTTGACTTGTTTTGGTATGGGACTTGTTTGTGTGCAACTCGCCATTAGGCATCTTGTGTGTATTGCCTTTCCACTCCTTGCCTGACTTTGTGTAGTGTGGTACTCCTTTCATCGGTATCCTCCGCCCTTGGCTTTGTACTCTTTGGCGAGCATCTGGGCTTTACGCGCAGACCACTGCCCCGGCTTACCACCTTTTCCACCCGCCTTAATCCTGTTGAATAAGTTTTTACGCATGGTGGGTTTTGTATAGTTTCCAGCTTCATTTACTCTTGATTTTTTTACAGCCATTAGTACCCCGTTACTGTGTCCAAAACTTCATGGTCATCTATTTCAAAGTCGTATGTGTAAGCTATCTTAGCCAACTGATCTATGTAAGCCAATGCGTCCACAAGGTCATCATGTGTCAGTGGGTCAGGAAATTGAAACAACTGGTCTAAGAACCGACTGTTCCATTCACCTTTGTTAAGGGTAATGAAACCATTTTCAAACCTGCCCTGTAGCGCCCACATAACTCTATCAGTCTTCTTTTTGTTCCCATGGGTCAACTCATCAACCCTAAAGAACATACCGTACCGCTTCATCATGTCCGTCAGAGGCGACATAACCGCCTGTCTAGCGATACCTTTCTCTATCCCTATGCCTATGGGCCTGTAGTCCCTGACAACCTCAAATATCTTTCTGGCTGTCTCAGACAACTCCCAGCGCCCATGCACTATGTTCTCTACATGCCAATGCCCATTGTCATTGACCTTGACAACCGCTATGGCTGTCTCGTCCAGTTTACTGTTCTTAGTACGTTGCTTATTGACTTCCTCAAAGCCAGCTAAGTCAATGGCTATGTAGTAGTCACCGTACTCAGGAGTTTCGCCAAACTTGACCCAATCCTCCTTGAACATCTCAGAGCCTCTGGCCTCAAAGGACGCCATAAACTCCTGTCTAAACGCATAGCTGGACATACTCTTTTTAGCTACGTTTATCTCCTCTGCGTCCAACAAAGGATTGTCATAGCTCGTAAAGTGCCACGCTTTGTACGTTGGGTCATCGCCTAACTCAGCGTACTGGTACAACTCATAAAAGTGATTACGTCCCATTGGCGTACCAATGAACAACGCATCCCCTTTTTGGTCAGCTAAAGCTGGCCTAAGAATCTGCTCAAATACTTCAGGCTTCATGTCTGCGTATTCGTCCATGACCAGAAACTTCAAGGACACACCACGCATAGTCTCTGGTCTGTCCGCGCCTTTCAACGATATGGTCGCACCGTTGATTAGCTTAATCTGTAGATTGTTGATGTGGCTGGACACAATCACTGGATTCCCCAGTTCAAGCAGTGTCTGCCACATGATGTCTCTAGCCTGTCCTTGGGTTGGTGCTACATAAAACACATTCCCCTTACTGGACTCCAAGGCATTGACAATCAACAACCACGCCGCGAGTCTGGACTTGCCAGTACGTCTACCAGCGGCTACAATCTTAAACCTTGTATCGTCACCCCACACGGACTGCTGCCACGGAAGTAACTCTATGTTTAGGTCAGTCACCTAGTAAGACCACACAACAGGACTAGATTTTCTAATGTCCACATGCACAAAGCTTTTAGCAACACCTATCCCATTGAACCCCATAATCATAGCAGCCTTAATAATCTTATGGCGCTGTTGACCGCTGGCAGTCTTAATGTCCGCAGCTATACCTTGGGCATGTGTTCCCGGTTTAGCTTTCTTAGCTTCTATGGAATGCTTAGGTGATCTATAGCCGCTAGTGATTACAAAAGGAAAACCACAGGCTTCCCTCAACTCATCCAGCATTCTAACAAAATCTTCGTTTATCTTGTTCTCGCCTGTCTCTTGACACTTGAAGTCATCTAGTTGGAAGTATTTATATATCACTTTCTGTGAACTCTCCTTCAATGGCTGTGGTATCGTCTTGACTTGGGTCATTGACAGTTGTGGCGACTTGCCCAACACCTGAGATAGTAATTGACACAGACTGTCTCCCACTGGCTGAATCCTTTTCAAAATAACTTAAAGGCAACATCCTGTCCATTACTAGCTTCCATGCTGCCGCTTGATTTTTATGGTCATCGTTAAGAGCAGCATTAAAAATACTATCCAGAACCTTGTTAGATTTAGGTGAAGCAAGCATTCTAGCCTTATATTCGTTAATAATGCTAGCGTCACCTTTAGGCCGCCCTACTTTACCCCTGTTTCCAGAGGTTTTAGAGACTACATCGGTCTTCCTTGGTCTCCCTCTTTTACGTTTAGGTTGATCCATAAAGTATTTACCTTAGTACCTAAGAATACTTATTGATTATATCATATTTTTGTGTAAAAGTCAAGCATTATTTTAGATTATTTAGTTATAAGAGTGTCCTTTTAGTGTGTTTTTGCTAAATTGTAGTTTTCTTTTGTATACAAGAGGTTACTGGAGAGGATTATTGGTCAATTTGACCTAATTTTGGCCTATTTTGTACGTGAGCGGGTACTATAATTTATTAAAGAACACAATACCCTCCCCCGTCCCCCATAACACACCCGCCCCCTCATGTCAACACTTGCAAACAATAGCAAACAATGCTAGGGATTC